GACTTATATAATTATCTGCCCTGATTCTGAAGCGTGACAAGTTAGGATACTCTCTACACTTATTAACAGTTTTTTGTACGTCACCTTGCCAGTCGACTGTTACAAAATGATATTGGTTTTCTACTTCGTAAAACTCAACTGAAAATTCATCTGCTGACTTAATATCCCACAACAAAAAACCTTTCTCGCTATCTTCACCAAAATTTTGTTGGATTGTTGAACCACAATAAGCAACTGTACCTTTTTTATTAAGAAATTGTTTTTTATGAATATCACCTAACAGTGAAAAATCATAGCTTTTAAATAAGTCCAGATCAGATTCGCCTTCTAACTGCCAATCAACATCAGTCAAACTACCCCTCACAGCACCGTGATATAACGCAATACTAACGTTTTCTTTGCTTGGCTTTGCCCTATGAAAATTTTCTTCATCAAAACAAGACAAAACACACCACTCAAACCCGGGAGCGAATGTGTAAGTACCTGAGTCCTTATATAAGAAAATATTCTTATTATCAATTGCTTCAATGATCGGTGTGATAGCATCTTGTCTATCCTTGTTTAGTATTAAACCATCATGGTTCCCGAGAATGACATGTGTTGGCGCTATTGCTGCTAAGCCATTAAACCACCAACACAAACACTCAATTAACTCTGGTGATATACCTTGAGTCTTAGAATGAACAATATCACCACCAATGTAAATAATATCCGGTTTTAGCTCACGTGCTTGTCTAAATAAGTCTTTAAACGCTAATACGTATTCTTGATGTCTAGATAAGCCTCGCCAATGCACATCAGCAATGTGTAATATTTTCATGAATCTCCTATGATTTATTCCTCTCCATCAAAACAACAGTATCTCTGTTGTCAATTAGAAACGAAGGTTTTATACCTGGTAATAATACCCAGCATCTTTTAGATATACAAGTTTTTGGTTTAGGCGCATAACCATCAGTCATAACAATGTAACCGTCATATGCTGCTGAGATTTTTCTATAATGATCTTCAGCAGCATTAAAGCAAGTACCGCCGGATCGTGTACGATACGGTTTGTCAACCTTTTTATTCTTTTTCCACACGTATTTACTATTATCATCAACTTTTGTGTCGAAATGATAGCATGTAAAAGTTACTCTTGATGCTAAGTCATTTAAGGTGCTAAATAGTAACGTCAGGTCTTCATCACTTACTGATCCGGATTGATCGATATAAATAACAATACTTGATGTATGACTAGTTTTTCGACCTGGATGGATATACGGATACTTTCTATTAATTCTTCGAAAACTTCGGGAACGATTAGCACGCTGTTTTGTGCCACAAAAATATCTAAGTACATTTTTCCAGTCGACTTCTTTGTGCATCATGGCACGAATTTGTTTTTGAGTCTCAGCACCAACTGTACCCCAAGAATTAGACCGATCGGCTCGCTCTGTTGCTTTTTTAATAATATCTTTGATTTTCGCATCAATCATTGCCTGATCGCCTGCTGACATGTCATCGTTTTCAAAGTGATAATCAAAACCAGCACTTGTAGCATTACATCCTCCACCTTCACCTTCACCTGGCTTGCCTATCATGATTGATTTACCGCCCATACAATCGTTGATTGCGTCTTGGATATCATCGTTACTCATGATTTTTTCCATATACCACTCTGATGATTTGTAAGGTGGCAATTGTTCAATAAAATCAGATAGCTTTTGGGACTGTGCCAATACCTCTTTTGATAAATGTGATGTATCGTCAGGCTTTTCTGATGCTCGACCAGGAATCAGTCCACCCTTTGGAAGATCTGAATGGTTGATTGTACAATTAATTGCTAAATCAGTAGCTATATTCCACATTAAGTGAGGTTCTTGTTTTCTAGAAGTACAATGTTGGTATATCAAATGATAACATTCGTGCTTTAATAAACCAAATATTTGACGTACAGGTAGCTTTGATACAAACTTAGGGTTCCAATACATAACAATGTCAGCATCTTTGCATAACACTCCTGCTGTGGGAATAGAATCTGTCATTTCTTTTCGCATACAACGCATGATATCTGAAAAGAACGGTTCGTCAATTAGAAATTTTAACATCACCTTGTCAAATCGTTCTTTTGTCAATAATTCAACTTCTGCTTCAGTTGATGATTCTTTTATCATAAGTACTCCTACTAGGTTGTGTTTTATTATATACTATTGCAGCCTAGGTTGCACTTTATTTTACATCATTAGCAGCATTTACAACTTCGACAATCTTATTGCCAATGATTTTATGAAACTTACGAATGTTTGGTAATTTTTTTGTTTCCATAATCATGTTCATAAAGTTAACAAGCATTTCATCAGAACATTTATTTACAAAATTGCATGCATTTTGTGCCTGTGTAACAGTTATATTATTGTTAATTGAATATGTGACGATAAGATTAAGAAGATTGTTTTTCTTATCTGTTGAAAGAGTATCAATGCTGGCGCTTTTGTTTTCGTAGTCATTTAAGATATCTTCAGCACAAAACTTAAACTCATAATTTTTAACATAGTCAACAAACGAAACCGTTGTTTCAGTGCCAAGAAAACCTGAGCACATTGAATAAAAGAGAATATCATAGTTTGCGCCACAGCAACTAGTGGGTGACATGTTTGCATATGATAATGAAGTATTAAGACGGTCCCAAGATGCAGGATTAGGATATACCTTACCAGGTTCTATTTGACCGGTGTGTCGCAAACGCGCAGGATATTTTTCAATAAAAGATATCATTAACGGGTCGATTCTTTTTGTTTTGTGAGCCCATGTTAGCCAATCTTGCACTGTTGGTTCCAGGGTTGACACAAAGAAACGACGCAGCAAAGCCGGATCCATTTCAGTTACCTGGTATTCACTACCTTCATTAACTGCTGCATAAACACGTGTTTCTGGGTGTAGTTTGTGACCATTGAGTTCTCTATCTAGCACAATTTGAAAAGCACATTGCTGAACTTCGATAGTGGCACGGTTTAATTCATCAAAGAACAAGATAACAGGTTCATTGCATGCACGAACAAACCAATCAATGGGTGCAAAGCGAGTGACGCCGTCAACCAATTCTGGTAAACCAATAATGTCACCTTCAGTCATTTGTGACAGACGACGGTCAATAACTTCCATGTCTAAACGATCACCAATCTGGTGAACAATATGTGATTTACCGATACCTGTTGGGCCTTTGGCAAGAACTGCTATTTGAGGTGGTAGTTTTGAAATTACTTGGACGAATGTATTAATATCCATTATTTCTCCTAAATGGTTTATTTGGTTGTGGTTTTATTATACCTTATTGTTTATGCTGTTACACTTTTTTCAAGGTTTTAGTGTAGTACCAGCTTCTTCCGCTAGGAGAGAAAACCAGTGACTGCGAATCATGTAATTTCGTTTCATTGTCGCCTTCAGTCATTTTGACGATTATACCAAAACTATCTTCAGCAGTTTTCATAACTTTCGAACGAATCCTTGCATCTGAAGGAATTTGTACTAAGTCACCTATCTCATGTTGCCAAGAAATTGTTTTCTTTGGTATCACTTTTTGTTTTCGCAAGTTCCGTTTTAACTTACTTAATTGTTTTCTGGTGGGTGGTTGTAGTTGTTCATCAGTTTCAACTGTTGCTTTAAACATCTTTTTAATATCTTCTTTTGACAGAGTCTGTTCTTGTAAGCTTAGGTCTTCTTGGGCTGATTCATCAATTTCTGCAATCTTTTGTTCTTTTAGTGCAGCTTTCACCTTACTTAATTGTTTGTTTTTAAATTTACGTGACATATTTCCCCCTATGACTTTATTATAATATGTAAAGTCAAGAGTTACACTATAACAACTTTTCTAATTTATTAGCTTCCATTTGCTTAACAATCGTAGGTATATAGTCTAGACCAATCATCTTGTTTATCATTTTAAAATTATAGTCTAAATCATTAGCTAGTATAATGCGGCCTGACCTTCCATTACCATCACAGAATGGATGAATATATTCATATAATAGATGACGTATCCAAGCTTTAGCTCTAATCAAATGACACGATTTCAGCTTCCTATGAAGATCACTCGGTTCTGGAAATTGAACACCTGCACGCGACTTATGTGAAAAATTACGAAATTCACCGGGTGCACCGCGTTCTAGCACTGTTGTGTCGAAGCATTCATGTATTCGAACTATCTTATGGTTGTTGTCGATAACACCACATTTATTAGACATTGTCAAACCGTCCAATTGTGATTGAATATGTTTGTTTTTTGTAGCGTAGCTACTAGGAAAACCCATCATTGCGTGGTTTGCTGCTTCTAGGCATTCAGAATACGGTGTTTTATAAAGTTCTATTTCATTGGTTCGGTGCAAAAAGCTAGCCATATCACGTGCATAGTTTTCATATGCATCAATTTCAATGTCATCACTGTAAACTTCTTGTGCTTTATCACAAAGCCTATTACCAAATTCACGATAATTTTTTGTTTTTAATCCAAAGCTAATTTTATTATTGTCTTGGCTTAAAAATAAATTTGCCAAAGTTTCACCGACTAGACGTCCGTAATCAATATCAGTTGGAAAATGAACTGCATTTTCAATTCTTGTTTGTCCTATTAGTGAGGCTAAAGTTTGCAAGTCTTGTTGCAAGTCTGGAATATTTGCAGATAATATATCACACAAAAAATAGGCAATTGCGGTATGACCGCTAGGATAACTTGGCGATTTTTTGTATTTTATATGAAGTTCATCATCTGACACATCGCTAAGATAGTGAATAGGTCGCGGCCGATTATTGTCATATTTTAATTTAAGGACAATCGAATCAACGTCGCTTACGATATCTTTAATTTTCCGCCAATCAATCAGCGTAATTCCACTTTCTTTACAAAATTCTTCAAATACTTCTGCAACAGAGTCGTCACTGTTTCGTAAAAACTTTGTTGTTAAACTTGGGTGATTATGACATCTCAAAACTTCTTTAAAATCATTTTGGAATGATTGCGTCCCTTCAGCTGGATATTTCATTTTTGGAATATTGTCATAACAATCGCTATCAAAGTATCGATGTCTCCTGGCCATTCGATCTAAATGGTCTCCATCAATATCTTGATTTGTTGCTTCAAATAGTCCTCTAATCGATCTCATTAATACTCGTCGTCGTGAAAGTCGTAATCTAATGAATGATATACTTCTGATATATCATCAGATATTTGGGCAATTTTTGTGCGTTGCCAGTCATCTAATTCATAACCATCTGGGATCATATGTAAAAGTTTTTGTGCGTATTTTGCGACCTTATAAAGTGAAGGTTTTGCCATGTAGTTGTTATGCTTGTGTTTATGAACTTCGCCGTGACCAGGTTCCATCATTGTGTCTAATGAATAGTCTGATTCGTCATCTTTAGATTCACCACTGCAACCGCAGCCACCCTCTTGTAACATTCTGCCACTACTATATCCACATTCCATACAATCACCTTCATACACATCATTGCTTCCGCATTGCTCACATACATCTTGAGCCCCGCCAAAGTCATCGTAGCTATCACTGTGCTTTGTGAGGCTTAAATTGTGAGGTGTGCGTCGATACTCATCTCTTGTACTGCCGCGGCTAATAAGCGCATCTTCACCCACCATAGACGCCAATTCTTGCATAACCATTTTACGAATTTTGGCCTTCATTAACTCATTCATTATGTCTCCTAAAATATCGAACCTGAACTGATACTCTGTATTAAATATCCTATTCTATCAGTAAGTTCATACTTCTTCGCAGATTGTATGTAATAATTTGCTTCTTCTTTTTTCATTTCACCAAAGTCTTTATCAGTGTGCATTGCCAATTTAACATTTAAACCATATTGTTTAAAGCTTTTTGCCAATTTCATGGTTTTATCTATTGCATCCGGGTCTAGGCACATTACAACTTCTGACTTTTCATGAACTAACTTCTTGAACAAATAATGACTTTCATTAATCCAGCTGCCCAACATAGGTACAGCATTATCCCCTGCCTTAATTGCATCAAAAACACCTTCAACTAAAATAACGGGTTTGTCCCACTCAATTAAGTGTTCATTAAAAATAACGTCTTTTCTTTGTATTTGGCAGTTTTTGTACTTTCTAAATTGGTTATCATCATATGTTCTAGATAAAAAATAGTTTAATTTCATATCATCACAGAACGACGGAAATATCACTCTGTTATTAAATTCATATTCGCCACTTATTCCTATTTTATAACGTAGAAAGTCATTCTGTGTTAAACCTCGTTTGTGCAGATAACTCATAGCAATCTTGGCCATCCTACCAGGTGCATTTACTAACAAACAAAAATCTTCAGGCAACCTTAAGATGTACTCAGGTTCTTTTTCTTCTTTATTATCATCAAATGAAAATAAATCGTTTAGAGTTGCGACGTCGGACTTATTAATAAAAGTATTGCGTATTGCAAACTTAGCAATATTATGACCTTTTGACTCACATACCCAACAGTGATATATGCCCTTATTAAGACATATTGATAGTTTTTTCTTTCTAGAACTAGATTTTGAGTCTGATTTACATGCTGGGCATATGACTGATATATTTTTACCACTGTTTGCTAACGTGGATTCACCAAATATACCTTCTAATGCGTCAATCTTCTGTTGTTTTGTAACAATTTCCATATTGGAATTGTATTACGTATTTTTTATATTTTCAATAAAATTTAACTGTTGCGGCGGCTTTCAACATCATTGACAACTTCTTGATAGTTTCATAATAGTTCTCCTTTCTTAAATGTTTCTAACATCATCTAAAATATCTCTTTTGAGCATCTGCATAAATTGAATAACAAAATCTACCATATCATTAGATACATTTTCTGCGCTGTCGAGTACTTTATAATAGGCCTTATCACATGCTTTTTCTAATGCCATTTCTGTGTCTCTAGTCATTGTCATTATGCTATTCGCATGATTTTCGTCACCTTGCTGGCCATATGGGCGCGGATTTCCTTCTGAATCTGCATATGATGTAACTCCTGTTGCGTCCTTTATATATTCATCATCAAACTCACTAACTGACATGTTAAGAACGGGTATTGCGTTAGACTGTTTGATGTTAAAAGAAGCAGTGTGCACTGCAGTACCTAATTGGTGACCTAATCTTAAAGATTCTTGCAAGCTTTCTACAATAACTTGTTCTAGCAGGCGGACATCTGCGCTTTTTAAGTTAAAAACACGAGATGGGCCAGCGCCTTGAAATCTACTTCCGTCGCTAGACGGATATTGATAGCCTCTAAAGGCTTCGTTAATCATTTTTCTCAATTCTTTTCTAGAAACTTTCATTATTAACTCCATTTGTGTAAGATATTACAGTTATGAATACATATCTGGCAAATAATTAAACTTCTAGTAGAAATGATTTACCTATCACATAAGCATCTGCCATATCATATGCTTCAGTGCAAATCCTTTCTTTTCCTTTGTTTGGGCCGCTTTTTAATATTTTTGTTGGCCATTCTATCTGCGGAAGCTCAACTGCTACCCAATCTAACACCTTTTCTTTCGTTGTCTTAGTTTTATCTTTCTTGTTAATTTTTAATCCAACATTTTTTCGTGCTGTATTAACGTTAATTGAAACAACTGGCACATCTAATCTTTCGTGACATATCCATCGTACAACACCATTAAACTGTGCCAATGTCATTAATGTCTTGGCTGAGCTCAGGCCCGGTCGAAATGCCTGCAAGTTTTCCTCAACAGCAACATTACTAATTTGGTACGTGCTGCTCAATCTTAATATCTCAGATTTAACTAGAGCTGCTTTCGCGAACAACCCCTTATGTTTACTTAGGTTTATACTTCCGATGTCTATAAGTTTATCCTCGTCAAAGATGCAATACCCAGTGCAGCTTGTCGATATATCTAATGCTAGTAACAATTAAAAATCCTCTTTTAATCTTATAATGAATTCATCTTCTTCTGTCTTAAAGATGGGTTGGGCAAAATTTGCCTTCATTATAATATTAAAGTTATCGTCATGAATGTTAACTGTGGTGATGTATAAAGTGGATAATTCTTCATCATTTGCATTATCAGACGGCGGAATTACAGTAAAGGTTGGGTTGGATGATGACGTAAACATTTCTTTAAAGGCCGGCACATTTAATATCATTGTGTGTAAATTTTGTTCACCTCGAAAAGTAACGTTTGTTTCATTTTTATTGAAAAAGAAAAGATGAGGTGATTTTACAACGGCCATACCTTCATCGTATAAAACAGTACCAACATTGTTCCATTTTGCATGCTTTGTTAGTGCATCAGCTCTATATAGGGAACCGCGCTCATTATCTTTTAGTTTTATCTGTATCTTGCCATCAGATCCGGTCAAGTCCTTTTCAAATAATTCAAAAGAACCTGGGTGAATTCTGTTTCCGTAGTAAAGGTTCGATATGTCATAAATTACAATTTCATTACTGCTTCTATCACCTGTTCTTTGCGCAATATCTAAGTCGACACTTTTTCCGATACCAGGACTTTCAATGCTAGTTGATGCTACTAATGAATTGTACATACTTCCGGATGTTGCTGCTAAATTTTTATAAATTACGCCACTAGGTATGAGGTTTTCTAAGCTGATTATTGAATAATCAGCTAGTCCTTTTGTTTGCAGTGGGTTTTGATAGAATTTTGCACTTGAAGACATTTCAGAACTAGCTATAGCAAAGTAGTTCGGTTCGAACAGTCCATTGTCATTAGGAAGTATGGTCATGTTGCGCTTTTTATGTGACCCAGAGTCGTATATGTATTGATCGGCAGTTATGTTTTGAATTGTGCCGTCTATAGTTTCAGGAAACAAGTTGTACAATCTAGGATTAGTACCTCTGACAAATTCTCTGGTAAAGTTTTCTAAGTTAATTAGTTTTCCATTTACACCAAAAGAAAATGCAACATTGAAAGGATCGTCTGTTGTACTGGTAATTGTTTGGAACGGTGTTATGTGAACTTCTCTTGTCGGTGTTGTTGGGTAAAAGAAAGGCGGAACATAAAAAACTAAATTATTAAAATTAGTAGGCCCTTTATTGCGTGCTGCTTGTCGCTCTGTTTCAAACACAACCTCTGGATCTTCAAGTACTTTGTTATATATCTTCACCTCGTGTATTTCAGCGTTTAACGGATGTGAAAATGTATTTTCATCAACATTAACAGGCGTCTCTGCTGGATTTCCGATACTAGTAAATCCTTGTGTTGTTGCCAAACTATTATTTAATAGATTGTTTAAAGTAATATTGTCGCTATCAAAATAATTACCTAAAACTATACCGCTTGGATCTGAGTTGACATTGGCTGCGATTGAGGCTGATGGAATATGAAAATTTGTTTCTTTATCATCAATGAAAATTGAACCCGTCGAATTATTAACTGAATTTGACCACTGTATACAGACGTGATGCCAATGATTTTTACTTAGTGTATGTGATGAAGTAAAAATTAGGTCATTAGGGTAAGCGCTAGAAGGTGAGTTTAAGCTAATTGCTGAGGGTGGTGTGTCTGCACTCTGGCTTAGCTGTAACATTAACTTAAAATCATTCGGATTATTATTTTCATCTCGCGATGAACCAGACACCAAAGAAACAGCTAAGGATGAAGAAACATGCAATATTGTTCCTGCTCTATAATTTTCATTAGTGTACCTAGGGTTAATCCAAAAATTAACACTAAAGTTTTTAGGTAAATTATAGACTCCTGTTCCATCAACTGATTTATTCGGGTATATTAAAGCAGATCCAGTTGGAACTGTATCAGAAGTAAAAAAGTTAAGTGAATGATAATTTGAGTATGTAAATGCACAATTATCATATCGATGTTGATGATATGGCATTAGTACATTGCGGACAACATTTTTTACTGTTCTATTTGCATTAAAAAAGACAGGCAAGTCAAACCTAAACATATCAATTGTTTTTGTATTTTTTTCAATTTGGCCGGCCTTACCCACAGTTTGCATGTGATTATTAACTATTCCAAAACTCAATGGCTGGTTTTGCATTGTTTGTTGGGTAAAAGCAGGACTAGTAAAAATTGATATTAATGCTTCACCTATTGTTACTTTACCATCATTATTCAAATCAAAATTACTTGGTATCACCTGCTTTAGACATTTAGATCTAACTGGTGCTACAAAACTAGAACCGGTCACGCCCATACCTATCGATGAAGAAATAAACGCTACATTAGGTCTTAATTTCAATCCCGAATATTCAAAATTATTATTGTCTATTTTAACGAACGACATCAACCTACCTTAAAAGTCCAATCTGACTCTAAATGTTAAGTCCTTTTCGTCATTTTTTTCCACTGGACGACTTAGTTTTGCTACTGCCAGTAATTCTTCGTTTGCATCATACAACCCCACAGTTGATACGAAAGCAAAAGATTTTTCAATGTCTTCCTGCCCAGTGTCAATAACTCTAATTCGACCTTCTGTGTTTGTGTAAGAAGGGTTTGTTGAGAAATTAAATTCATCAGCAGTTGCTCTACAAAAGTACAAAGTAGAGTTAATTTTTGTATTGTTCTGGAATGTCATGACTGTATTTGAGCCGGAACCAAAGCGTGTTTCAGAAATATGATCTAAGATCTGATCGATCGATGCTGATGTGACAAAGCCAGGTATCAATGATGCGCTTACTGGTGTTGTTGCATGATCACCAACACATGATATCGAGCCGGATATTACACCGTTACCATTTAATATTTTTTTCAAATCAAATACTGCGATACCTTGTTGATAAAACATTAAGCCTACTGTAGTTCCGGTATTAGAAGCATCAACAATATTACCTACATCCCCGCCTGCTCGAGACCTTTCTACACTTGTTGATGAACCTACATCTGTAAAAATCGCGGAACCTGTTGCTGGGTGATCTTGGGTGATCGTAATATTTGTTGCATTCACATCACGTGGGTGAGCGGCATTTGTGTCTTGGGGCTGTGACGAACTTTGGATCATTTTCATTGCAAAAGTCTCTCTTTTAATTCCGTCTCTTACAAAGAGGCGCTTAAAAGAGATAAAAAATGCTTCATCAATTTCGTCTTTACCTGATGTTGCATTTGAAAAGGGTGCAGTAAATCTGGAGGTTGAACTACCTAGCAACAATTGTGAAAACTGTTTATAGACGCTTATCTTTTCACGCATCATCAATGACTGTGATGGAAACAAAAATTTCCCATTTGCATCAATACTAGTTCTCGAGCCTGTTACAGTCGTACTATTATAATATAGACCTACTGTCGTATCAAATAATTCATTTGCAGTTTGCAAGGTGTAATTTTGATCAAAGACAGTTTGGAAAAGTGAAGAAGTAATTGAATTTGTAGCTGAACTAGTTACAAAAACTTGGAATTTTTTACGTGTATTTGATCCAGATATATCTTCTTCGACAAAGTCAACCAGTTGATTCAATACTGATGTTGTTTCTTTAATATCATCGCTTGATATTGTTTTAAAGGTAGCCATATTTTATTTCCTTGTATGTTTAGTTTTCAATTCGTATTTCAAAAGTTGATGATATGCCGGAATTAATTCCAGTTATCTTTACGAATGTTTTAATAAAGTTTCCGCCAGATGTACTATAGACGTTAAATGTTGTATCTGTCATTTCTTTTAAAGATAAATTAAAAGAAGCAGCTGCACTTACATTTCCCGCACCGATGCTTGCACCTTTTTCATAAACAGAAATGTTATCTGTGTAGACAATATCAGGTGATTCATTATCTAATCTTAGGAAAATATTATTTACTTCAATCCTAAACGAACTGTCAATTAATTGGACATCGACATCAGGAGTTCCGGCTGCAGGTGAAACCTCAATGTTAATTGTTTTTGTTTTATTAGCACCTGTTGCATTTGTTCGCTTAAATACTGGGATTGTTGATCCAGTTCCGGTAACTGTTTCAGCGTTTGCCCTAATTATCATCAAGGGGAAATGAGTAACAAATTCGTTGTCTATACTCACAAGCTTATGTTTCAAAGCTAAACTTCCGGCTGTTAGTGCTTCTAAAATAGGTGTATTTTTTTCTATTTTTTCTTTCCCAACAGTTCTTCCAAAATGCTCAACTATTTCATAATCAACTTCGTCGTCACCTAAAGCAAATTGAAACACTTGGAACGACCCATCATTTCTTGCGAGTGCACGACGACCTGCGTCAGTCAACACAGCATCAACGATAATATTATTTGTACTATGATCTAAAAATCCCATTCTATTCTCCGTGATTATTACCTATAAATATATGCATAATTAAGCTTATAGTAAATTTTTTTATTCAATACCGTATTGAAAGTTAATATTTTTTTCTGAAAACTTTGCTGCGCTAACCTCAAATGCATTTTCATCAGCACTTCCTGGACTAGCAAAGTTTTGTAGTTTAATTTTAACAATAGCGTCTTTTTGATTATCTATGTTCATAAAGTGCAATTTATACCTAAAATTGTTAGGATCGATTGCTAACAAACCTAAGTCAATTTCATTTGTAGTTTGTTCAACAGTATTTATTTGAAAATCATTAGCTGTTGCATTCGTTAAATTAATATTTTCTTTCGTACGCGTCAATTTGTAATACTCGGGATCTAAGATAACTTTAATTCTATCATAACCGCTAACTTTGATGCAGTCTTGAAACGCGTCAACATTAATAAAAAGATTCGGATACGGTTTAGGTGCATTAGGCCCACTAATTATAGTTCGCGTAACTACATTCGTATAACGATCTCTTTCAACTCTTACTTGCGGGCCATAATTTGAACTCATACCGTGTGCGTCAACACATGCAATTGAATATATTGGTTTTTCACCTTCCACATGTGAAATGTCGACAAAAGAAAGGACCGGTCGAGGCAACTTAACAATACTTTCTTTTGGTGCGATTTCTGGTACTGCGCCGCGTATTAAAGAATTATCAAAATCATATTCTTTCAGTAAAATAAAAGGTGCTTCTATTGAGAATCTTTTAAATATTTGAAAACGTTTTATATCACGCTGTTTATTTAATGGAAATTGCCAACTTATTCTAGGCTTTAACGAATCAAAATCAAAAGTAGCACGCATAGAGACTGGTGCTGGAGGAGGTATTTTTTCAACGCAACTTACACTAGTCATGACGCCTTCTGATGCCATTAGCATCTTTGCTAATACGTTTTGATTAAGCGAAGAGTCTGTTCTGTTTTCACTACTTGCAATTGCTTCTACAAGGCAGACAGTTCTTATCTTGTAAAAATAAGCGGCGCCATAACGAACTCTATTATCAATTGCAAATGTTGAATTGTGCCCTTGTACGAACATACGCCCTAAAAATTCAACGCTCTCATCAGGCAAGATTTCGTATTTTTCAATCAAGTACCCAGTGAATCTAATCTTAGGATATTGCGCTTTAATTTGATTAATATAATTAGCACTTCCAACGATTTCTCTTTGTTGAATAGCTTTTACTTGTAAGTCATAGTCAGCTTCTCTAAAAGTGTTTGGTGGCGGGATCGATCCCAATACTTCTCTTTTAACATCACGAGAAAAAGAGCTAAGCCCTCTAACTTCGTCTTGGAATGTGTTATCTGGTATTATAGTTGAATTTGCAATAATGTCTGCCATTAACAAGTTGTTAAACTGGACTGAGAAAGATTGTTTACCGACTGGATCACTAGCAAATGCAGCGATATCAGCAGGTACGTCAGAAGGTGCTAAATTATAACCTTCTGATGCTATATTGGATAGAGCTTCAGTTATTAACTTTTTATCTTGTCCGTAAAGTCCACCTTTTTCTTTTAATGTTGAATGCAGCTTGGCAGCTGCTTCTTTTTGGGAAGATTTTTCAACGTTTAATTCTGAAAAAACCATTGTACCTTTCAACATTGAATATAATTTTGATTCTCTTCCTGTGTCAATTAATTCCACACCAGTAAATATTTGTGACGAAGAGGCGCCTTCTGTAACTATTAAATTTAAACTTTTTTCTAAATCAATGCCTAACTGGTTTAATGGCGTTGTATTGATCAAATTATCATTAATCTTAGGCGGTTTAATTGCTATTCTGACATACCTGGGCAATTTTTTATTTTTTGTCTGGAAAAATATTTCTTCAGTTAGACTGGCATCTAAAGATAATATTTTTTCTTTTGCATTAGTCGTACCTTCTCGAACCCTTTCATCTCGTGTATAGTAATTATAAATAAAAGTTGATCTTGCACGAACTATTTCGGGTAAGTTAATCTTATCAGCCGGTCTAGATAAAAACGTTTCGAAAACGTCTGTTTCAATACCAGACTCTTCTAGCGATATCTCAATAGCATCGTCATATAAATCGTCAATCGTGTTATCGATTGCTTCAGAAATTTTATTTTTTATAATTTTAATAAAGTCCATAAATTATTTTTTACCCTTATGTTATTTTAAAGTTGTGTGCACCACCAATGTCGGGTGCTGGTTCCATTGTTATTATTTGTGATTGGGATTCCTTAAAGGGCGGTTTTAAAACAGCACCCGGTTCAAACTCTGTAGGTAGGAGTGATAAAGCAACAGAATAATTATACACTTCAGGATAATTTTCTGCTATTGATTTTGCGTATTTAGATTGTTGACTAGTAGGTCTTGCTACGTTTGTGCTAGAAGATTTTAAAAACAGCTTATCCCCGAATGAATTTTTTAATTTTTCTGGTCTTTGGATTTTGCTATTTATATGAAATTCTACTGGCTGTGTAAATATATCTTCTGCTGTATTTAAAATAAAATCTTTTTCATTAACAATGATCGAATATACTTTGTCAAAAGACTTCGGTATGACTGTTTTTTTGAATCGGTTAACAAAAGAAAAAGGTGCAGACTGTTTGATGAGCTTGGTCAATCTAAATACTTCGCTTTTTAATTGTTGATCCGTCTCAGTTTCCGGGTATAGATTGCCTATCTTTTCTAAAATTTTAAGATATTCTCCTGATAATTTGTCACCAAGTAACAGTGTTGGGTTAATTTTATTAAAGTCTAGAGGTTCATCAATTAACAAAAAAGAAGATTCATCAAAGTCTAGACCGGTTGTTAATTTATTATATTCTTTCAACACATAATCTGTTGCATGGTTAATTAAAACATCTTTACGATATAAGCCATGATAGGCAGATTGACCGTAACCCTTGCTAACACGTGAATTCATATTACCGTTTTCATCTACTTTAAAACGACTCACTTCTATACTTCTAAGTAATTCATCAAAAGTTGAGTCATCTTTAAAATTTAATAAATGATGTGCATCTTTACCATTTTTTGGATTATAATCTAAAATATTTGCGCTAGTATCAAAAATATAATTCTTTGGATGAAAGTTATAATCCGGATATAAGTGACTCTTTTTAAAAACGCTAATGCAAACGTAAGGACTATCTAAGTAACGAATGTCATCTGTCTCTTCAAAAGCATTTAACCGAAGTGCACTTATCATAGAATTAGGAATCCCTACGTGCAAAACAGATTTATTTCCTCGCTTTTCATTCTTTAAAAATCCATATCCAGGAGTAGACATATATTTTAACATAAATTTTGATTTATTTGCACTAAAATATATGTCTCGAGGTAGTAGTGAATCTGTGGTCGTCATATAGTTTTTTTGAAAAGATTGAGTTATTAAAGCGGGTGACTCGTCATTGTTTAGCGTCAATGCATCAGAATATATTTTTAATTTTATCATTGTACTAATAGCTAAGGATGACTTATTATCTTGCGTACTGTTTCCTGCTATGACACTCTTAGCAGTTCGCTTAACTTCTTTTAGCGCGTCAGCATGTAAAGTAAATAATGCTGATGTGTCTTTAATCTTAGCTTGTCTAATGTCAACTTTTAGATATAAGTCATTAATAATTGCGCTTGCTTCATCGTAAGAATGTCGTTTTGAACCTGCCGTTGCTGGTCTTGCATTACCACGTAAGGCGTCTCTCAAACCTCTCAGTTGATCATAGTCGATCTTAAGCTCAAGATTACCGGAGCTACCTGCTTTAATGTGAATTTGAATTGTTTTTCGAAGCAAGTTATAAACATAATATATCCAAATTAAACATCGATGATGAAGTTTAAGTTGACATATGCTACCTAACGTTCCTAAGCCTGTTGTTAATTTGACGTCATTGTTAGAATCCAAGTCGAACATCAAAGTCGTCTTATCGTCTTCGTCATTCCTGTCAGCTATATTAGATAAATTGGATCCCCATGCCAAGTCTTTACCTAATGCACTCTCGATTTTACTATCTTTTCCGAATGCAACAGCGACTAAGGATCTGTGGAGTATCCTGTGAAAACCAAATGGTTGGGCCCCGTTCCTGACAGTCTTTCTGATTTTCTGGTGTCTGTTACCATTACCAAAACAGTTATCAAAAACATTATCGATCTGCCCAGGCTCAATATTGAAAACAGTAGAATTTGTTCTAGGGATACCTAGCGCGTCGCTATTTAATGCCTTGTCAGAAGGTATCTTGTCTTTGGTGTGTTTTCCATTACTATGGACAACATTTCCGGCTTCAGCCATTACAACTGTGAATTTCTTCCTGGATTTATGAAGCTTCTTTTTACCTACGCCTCCAGATCTTAGATCAAAATTACAAGTATCATTTAAAAACCCGTGTACAGCGGATTCGTTATAATATTCGACCATACTAGCAATCGTCTCTACAAAGTCATCGTGTACATTGCCCTTATCTCTGAGAGCATCTGTAACTAATTTGCGTCCGTTATCGGCGAAACCCAGTCTGCTGCTATATCTTTCAATAAGACACCAGAAAATCGACATAAAATTTTTAATTTTTTGACTGTCTGGAACATCTGATATAAATACTGCCAATATAGGAAGTATACTTGTCTCAGTGTCTCGTCCTTCCATGATTATGTCGTGAATATCTTGTGCTAATTCTTCATTTAAATTTTTAAGATAACTTAAGGTGTTGTTATCATTTCCTAAAAAAGCGCCTTTTGTTCCAGCTGATTTCCGACCAATGTGCTCAAGGTTATTATTCGTATCTGGTATTAATGTCATGATATCTAAATGAAGATTATCAGCAGCTGCTCTATATTCATCAGTAAAGCTATCTAACTCTTTAAAATCAATATTAACATTTCCATTGTCATCTGCGCCGGCTCTTTCAATTGCATTTTCAATAAAATATTGGGGGGCGGGTATATAACCTTGGCCATTTTCACCTACTTCTTTCCTTGTCGACTCTAGCGGTGTGTAAAAAACGTCACTATCAACTTGACCGAATTGATTCGGCATATTGTCCTGCCTTAGGCCGGCCAAAGGTAAGCTAAAATTTCCAAAATATCTTTTATTGTTAACATTCCCTTTGTTTGGGATTTCGTTTCTTGTTGCTAATACTGCGCCAGACCGGGTGTGCTGATCACTAGGTGACGCACCAAGCGAAGCTTCCAAATATTGGTTTAGGATATCCTTATGATTACCGGTAATTGATCCTTTGAGACTTGACAGTTGATCTGCAACGTTATTTTTGCATACTGCAAAAGTAATAAAATCATATGATAGTGCAGCTAAAAGCTCATTTATACCTTCTGAGATATCACCTGTTTTTTCGCCTGATGCTGTTTCAATGGAAGAAAAAACTTTTTTTAGTGTTGACATGTTTAAGTCTGAATTGAAATTTCGGATACCAATTGCTTTCTTATCTTCACCTGTCCCTGACGGAAGACCCGCTGCCATGTCTTTAAACTCTATACTTTTTAACTTATTAATTGATCTAGCCAAGTCTCCATTAATACCATACCGTACATTACCCGAGTCAATTTCTAAATTTGATTTATCAGTTCTGCTGCTGGTTGATAATACGCTGGCTGAGTCTTTAAGCGATATTAAACTAACTAAGTGAGATTGCGCATTGGTAAATATATCAATATTAGAATTGGAAGAATTTTTGTGCATATCTAAAACATTTTTGGCAACGAAGTTTGCGTTGCCGAGCCTTGTCGTGTAGCTTGACGTATATAAATTTTTTATTATTCCTTTAAACACATTTTCCGGACTATAACTTTTTAATTTATTAAAATTATCAATTGACCAATTTTTTGAAGCTACTTCATCAATCTGTGCTACTTGCCCTAAATATGAAATAATAGTATTGATTAAGTTTTCATATATAAAATATTCCATTGTTGCAATTAAAAAAGGATTGTTTGCATTTCGCTTTATAATTCTTGCAAATCTGCCCGATTCTGATTCCTTAACAACTGTTGCGATATTTAAAATTGTAGTTTCTATGTCAGGTTCAACTAAGTTTTCAAAATTATCATTAATTACTTTTTTTAATTTTTTTAAAAACCTAGGCTTGTAGATATCTGGGTACATTTTTTTAAGTACAGCTTCTGTAGCACTCATAACATATTCTCTAATCTGTCTATGCAGTTCTATTAATCTAGCAACATTTGTTATACTTACCTGTTTGTTATCGCCTAACTGGTATTGGATTTTATTAACATTTTCATCTAAATCATTACCTACTGCAACCGGAATATATTCGGTAATAGCAATAATTTCTGTTCGCAATATATTAAGACCTTTTCGTTGCAGGCGAATATATCTTGCTGATGTATCCTCATCTGTAAAAGCGATCTCCCCTTCAGCTGTTTTTGGTGCACTATCAGTAAATTCTTTTAAAGAAGCAATTAAACTTCCTGCTACTGAGGGCAGATTAGCTGTTTGATTTGCAGTTAAATTAACCTTTACTTTATTTAAGTTTATCGCCATTAAAAATTACCTTTTATTTAATTAATTGTGCTGTTACAAGCTTAGGATCTAGAATTTTTCCATTTTTAAGAATAGGGACAACATAATATTCGATAACTCCTACACTACCGGTATGCTTAATTAAGTATGCGTATCTTTTGTCTGCTACTAATGTATCTGTGCTATGAATTGCGCCGTCTAAGTATACATGTGTTCCTTCTTTAATAAAAACAGCATAAAAATCAACAAGATAATCGTTGTTTGAATTGAATTCCATTTCATAGAACTTTGTGATCATATTGTTAACTAATGAACTGTTAGAATCAGCTAATGAATGAGTGTGTTTTATCTCGCTTACTGTACCTTTTGTGAAATTAATTTCATCATAAACTCTAGACGATGACAACCCACCAACTTCAACATATGTTATATCACCAGTTGATGCGTCTGCGAATAAATCATTAGCGTTTTGATTTAAGATATCTTTCGGCGTTCTAATTCTGCCTCTTTTAAATACTTGTCTGTCGTTGTATTTATTCTTTTTTGATGTATATACACCACTATTTCTATTTTTTGCATTTACACGGGCTGCTGCAGAAACAAAGTTAATCGGTGAGTTTAAGGTCCTTTTTGCTAAATTAGGCGTTTGGGCGACTACTGCTGCAATTACTTCATTGGCTGGGCGGACACGAGGTATCAGTTTATAAATTAAATTTGAAAATACCGGGGCTGTTGTATCAGTAAAATTACATTGACCGTCTTTATCAGCAGTGATTTTATCAACTGTTATAGTATTGCCAGTTAATTCTTCAATTCGTTGTACTTCAATTGAATAGACTAACCCTTGAACATCTTTTATTTTTTGTAATTCTTCTTTATATACTTCAAATAAATTACCGAATAAGTTTTTAATGATTTTATCTACTTCCGTCTTAATTTTGCTTATTTTAAAATTAATACTTACTGTTCGCGTTGCTTTTCTTTCTTCGTTTAAGCTAGCGGATGCATCAAGTATTAAATTTTCAGCATCTATAGTGATATTATCAATTTTTAATATCTCATTTCTTTCTTCATACTTTTCTATAAAATAATCAGTAGCTAATTTTTTTTCACCATTTTTCATAATGCATTCAACAACATACATATAAACTTTATTTTCGAAAACATCAGTGTCAAAAAGTTTAAGAGATCTTGCTTTTTTTGAACCTGTCTCCTGACTTAAGAATACAAATTTATTTATATTGCGATCTAGATCGTGGGTTTCTAGCAACATTCCCTTTGCTGAAGATGTGTATCGATATTTTTTAAGCTTTACTGCAACAACATTGTCTGAAATATTTGTTATGGCTACATTAATACCTCTAGAGAATTCGTCTAATTTTGCAATAATATTTAAATTTGGAATATTATCATTTTTTTTACTGCCGCGGACACCTTTTATTGACGCGCTATGCGCGTTTTGATAGGCTTTACCTCTATAATTCAATGTTGTTCTAAAAAATAAACTTTCGCTAGCATTAAAGTTAACAGGGGTTTTAGGATTTGAATCAATAGCTCCATCGATTATTGAAAGTGTGGAATTGGCAGGTATTTTTCGATCGCCTACTATGTTATCATAAAATGTTTCTAAAAAGTTTACTTGGCGTGTAATTTTCTTAACATTCACGTTAACGTCCAATAAAGACTGGGGCGTAAGATTACTAATAACTAGTTTAGTAACCCCGCTAGGCTTTCTAGTTACATTGCAGAAAGCTTCTGTGGATTGTTTGATTGTTTGTTTTAGTATTTCGTTAACATTGAAAACAATATCTTGTGATTCTAGATTAATACCATTTCTATCTTTTGCAATAAAAATAATATTACCGGTTGAACCCATCAACTTTAAATCTTTTAAACTAATCCTACCTGTACATTCTAAAATTTTAAATTTTGACTGGCTCTGAACTTTTTTAAATTCGTACCTTGATTTTGAAACAATTGATATTCTTCGTTGTATTTCCTCAATTACTTCACTGGCTTGTTTGGTTGCGAACCGGCTAATTGTGGGTTTGTTGCTTATTCCTTTTCTTTGTTGCTGGTAACTGGCCTTGTTAATTTCTTTTTCAAACAAAGAAAGCGGATCGATGCTAGTGTTTACTAATCTATTATAGCTCCTCTTAAATCTTCTAAAAGAAATAGGGTTGCTTTTGTAGATCGAATCGTGCTGGCTGGCATCTGAGTAATTCTTTTTTTCTATGCTGAGAATCAATTCTGGCTTTTGGTTAAGTGCTCGACTTGTCTTTCGCTCTTTAAATGTCTTTCCTAGGAAAGATGGTGATGTGTTGACGCTGATCGATGCTATGTTTTTTACACCATTGTATAGACTTTGATTTTTTATTAACTTAAATTTTGATCCATTCTGTGCTGTTACTGCTAAATTTTTTGGTTCTAAAGCAACCTTACTATTTAAAGATTGCCTTACAGGATTAGTTCTTCTTAATCTTTTATTTTTTTTGCTATTATCACCCTTACTCTTTTGGTTGCGGGATCGGCGTCTTTTTTCTTTCCTGGCCTTTCTTTGATCCTGCGTATTAAAAGATAAAGCACTTTGCAACTCACTATTATCTACGTTTTCAATTGCCCCTCTTTCCTTACCTACACTAGCAATCATAACCTTCGTTTGTGTTAAGCTAGATTTTGCTTTAAAATAAGTTAATCCAAGGTTTGATAGTTTTACGTCTATTTTGCTACAAACGGACTTGTTTAGTAACCGTTGATTGACACGACAAAAAAATTTTAAAACTAAAACTTTTCTAGTGTTTCCATCATGATCTTTTTCTTCCAGTACAGATAAGACTTGCGGCGTCATGTCGATATCTTTACTAACTTGATTTGCTAAAAATTTAATTCTTGTTTTTGCGTTTATAAACATGTTAATCCATTATGATAGTAAATATATTGACGAAAGTAGGGGTATTAAAATCATCAAAAAATGTTTTGCCTACATAGAAAACTCTTTTTTGATATCTTTTATTTTTGTCTTCAGTGTCAGTGAATATTCCGGCATCTACAATATCCAACTTATTCATTGTTGCACCTGGCGCATCTTCAAACATTTGGATGATTAAATTATTATCAGCAGAAGTTTTAATAAATTTTATTTCTTTTGATTCTTTTCTTGGCGGGGTTATTACTGGTAGTTGGCCATCAATAATAATTTTTCTACTTTTTCTATTACCGCGAGTTACTAAGTTATTTTTGATGTTGTTATCTTCAGAGTCTAAGAATACATCTGTGTCATTAAACAATTCCCGACCTAACCTATCCTTAATATCATCCCAAGATTCTTTAGATGTTGATCTGATGTCTGTATAAGTACCGTAATTTGAACCATCTGTATTCTTAGGTGGTAAGAATTTAAAATTTGGCAAATGTGTTAGCTTAGGGTCCAAAAAGAAAGGTTCTGCATTGTTAACATTAATCGTTTCACTGTACGGACTCCTACCAAAAGGCTGAACATTATTGATAGTGTATGTTATTTCTTTTTGTGTTAATTCAAAATTGTTATTTTTAAGTCGATCTATTGTTCCAATAAAATAATTTTGTTTAAAATGACGTAAAGACGTGTCTAAAACAGAATTTTGGCCAATCTCAAATTGACTTCCTGTTACTGCATGCAGACTAAGTTTTTGTGCCGTTGATGTGTTTTTGAGGAATATATTGTTACCCACAATAGACCCAGTTGGCGAAAAATTAAAATTTAAAAGTTTTCCACTATCGTCTTTTTCTAAAATAATAGAATTTTCTGGCCGTTCCATTACTTCGAAATAAAGTCTTTGAGAGACATCATCTTTATGAGCTTTATCATAAAAGGCATTGCAGTCTGATAATGAAGCAAACTCTGCACGCAATTTGCCAGCTGCTATCTGTCTTTTGCCTTCTTGTGTTACAACTAAGTCTATAAATCTTGTCTTTTTATCTAATATTCCCATTTTTAACCTATGTTACTAATAACTATTCATTAACTTAATTTTTCAACCCGTATAGTTGCCAATCGTTGATCTGACTGTGGTATGTGTGCATAAGTTGAGTTTGCAGCTGATTTTTTTATTTCTGATTTTATTTTTTTTGTCCCACTACTTGCTACAATAACAATTGCATTACTGATTAATAAATTTGACGTCTTTTCATCGCCACCTGGTGTTGCATCATCTAGATATGAGAGAGAGGTATAACTTCCTGCGCCATCGTCTAAAGATAAAACTAACTCGTAACCATTAGATGCATCGCCTTCCTGTTGTATTCTTATTGACACTGTTACTGAATACGTTCCAGTTGCTGCTAATGTTAGTTCTCCCGAACTGTTACTTGCTACAACATTTGTATTGCTTATTATAGCTGTGTCATATGGTGTTGTGAGTGCTGATGTTGATGAAGCTGTCGGTACTACAGCTATTTCGGCACTAGATGAATCAATTCCAAATATTGCAAGTGCAAGTGTTCCATCAGGGCCTGTTGTACCTTTTTTAATTTTTTGAACAGTAAAACTTCTTGTAACTGTTTGAGTGCCTGCAGTTGTCGTCAACTTTACTGGCACATTCACAAGCACACTGTTGAAATCTGTAGTACTAACTTCATGTTCTGACAAGGATGATACTTTTAATTTTGCATCAGAGCTATCAGTCGAAACTGCTAATGTTAGTCGTGTCCCTGAATTAGCGAAAGTGATATTATAAGCGGTATTGCCCTCAGAAGCAGAGTTTGCTTCTGTCAATTCTGTACCATTATCAGTAAATGCTGTTATGCTATCTGAAACTATCTTATATGTATTATTTACTGGGTTACCTGACTCGTTATGACCTGCAAACGTTACATTTGTTGTACCTACATTGACGTCTATTTTAGTAAAAGCTTGATCAGATATGTCTGCGTCGCTAAGATCGCCGCCATCATCAAGTGCACCGCCAGTATCATCTGTATTTACTGGGATAATTGATCGTGTGAAAGAAACATTTGGGGACGCGGATGCCCCAGCTGTAGCTGATATTGTTACCTGACCATTAGAACCTGATGCAATGGCTATATTTGAACCAGCGACCAGATAAGATAAACCTTGACGTGTAAGCTGAATGGATCCGCTAATCGTTGAATTAAAAAGATCATTATTTAAGCCTACTTGAATGGAGTTTGGAAATATAATCTTTTCAATGTCACCAAACGTATTATTTTTCTTGTAAGACTCAGTTTTTTTAATATCAGAAACTTTTTTTTGTTTGAGCTTTTTGCCCATCAAGACACCTCAACTGCTGATATTGAATATGTTCTATTTGTAGGGACATCGTCATTTACACTACCGTTTTTACCTTCTTTAAAGGGTAAACTAGAAGTTGCAAAAAGACTTATATTTGAACTCTGGAATGTCTCGTATGCAGTCCCGTCTATATCGCTTGGTTTAACCAAACTAAACTTTCTAAAGTTGAGGTTTTCTTCATCATAATCGTCTTCAACAAAACGTATTCTAACAGCAGGTTCTACAACTGTTCGGAAGCCTCGTTCAATAACGCTTTCAGACTTACTATCTAATCCTTGTCTTATTAAATCAGAAAAATAGCCATAGTGTTTTAGACTAAAATAATATTTAGGAGAACCGCCTAGCTTAATAATGCTTGAACCTCCACCAAAATATGTGTAATTTTGTGAACTCCCATATGAGAGAGTTGCGTCGCTTCCATTTAATATGGTAGAGTCGCTATAGACTCTTTTTATATCTACTAGACTAGTAAATGCTTGTATTTGATGGTAGTAACTGTTTGCCGGCTGCCTTGGACCATCAATATCATCAATGACCTTTATCACAGATGCTTTATCGCCTAAAAGGCTAAAAGAATTACCTAACGTAGCATTAAATCTGGAGTTAACTCTTCGCACTGGGTTGTTGCCAACATTCCAAAGAAGTTGTATTCTAGTTCTTGTGTTTGAATCAGGTGGCGGTGAGATTATTTTACCTATAACATACCCTAGGGTAAAATCTTCTGTTCCTGCAGGGGCTGTCTGGATGGCGAACATAAATTGATCGCTTAGACTACCGGTCATTTCGTTTCGCGTTGCAACTTGCCACTGGTCAATGACTGGCTCGGAGCCGATCACTTCGTGAATGGCACTTGATACAAGATTCTGGTTCAGTCCTTCGTGAAATTCTTTCCCGTTTTTAATTTGTGATCCAAACATTTTTAAATTACAACTTTGAATTTTTACTGCATTAGGCGTATTGCCAGGTATTCCTAATGGAAACCTTAAGTCTCGAGGCATAGGATATTGCCAACCAAAAATAATTTTGTCTTCCGGAAGTATCAAATAAGGTGAATCAAAAACCAGACTTTCGTTGGTGATCACTGTTTTGATTTGTAGGGATTGTGATACTATTAATGATTGCTGAGGGTTGGATAATCTTGTATTAGTAACACCATTAACAATAGCTCTAGAGGCTCCGTCTAAACTTTTTAATCTAGACTCATTGGCATTTTCTAATTTAATTACGGTTACGCCATTAGTAGCAGCAGGTTGATTATTGTGAACCAACACTGATAGTACATCACTATGACGTGCTGCTATTCTTGATGGGAAATTTATCCTATCTTTAATGTGAAAAGTATTGTCAGTTTCAGCATCAGCGATCTCCTTTACAGTAAAACCGTCCCTTACGATACCTGAATTGAGCACATCCGCCATGGTAATACTTGAATCAACTAACCGGTCTGGCGTACCAGCTGTGTCATCACTAGCTGTTACAAATAGGCTATATTGACCATAAGTTATCAATTCTCTCGTATCAAAAATAGTTGTTAGGTCAAGACTTCCAGATGCTAGCTTTATAGCTTTGGGAATAGGTTCAAATATTCTACCAGGAAAACCTAAAGTTCCGGGTGTTTTGGTCGTGTATGCATTTACAGCTGCACTATTCTTCTTTGTTGTTTGCCTCAATAGGAAGAATGTTGGTGTCATTATTTTAAGTCGTCTAATTTCATATGGCGAGCCACCGGTTTCTGTATCGATTGCGATTGTTGTGAACGCATCAGCATCAGCACCACTTCCCGGAGCACTATTTCTAGTCCCCGGAACTGTGAATTTCATGTCAAAATCTAAACTTAACTTTTCTAAAAGAAAAGGTTTGGTTATTCCTAAATCTTTTGCAGTTACGTGCTGGCTTGATGTTGCGTGATATTTTGCTGCATTAGGAAATCCAAAAGTAGAAATAGGTAAATATGCATATTCAAAAGCCTTAGGGGATTTAAGGTTAAATTTGCCTACTTTACCTTCAACCAATGAATCTAGTCCAGGGCCGAAACCTGCACAAGATCCGGTAATATTATCATATAAATGCTCATGCGCTGCGGCTTGGGAAGCATGATTACCTCTATTATCTCGGAGCGGTTGACCTACCTCCTCCCACCTATTTAGCTTAAAATTCCAATATGATAACAATACTTGGCCGTCATCATTGGATAAGCCAACGTCCGCGGCAGTCCCCTGTCTTGTCAAACCTGTACCAATTACATCAGAATCGCTAGGGTTCATGTGATAATTAATTATTGTTTTTGAGCTTAACGGTCGGCTAAATCCGGGTGTAATACTTTCTTGTGTCCCTACATTAAAAAAACCACTATTGTTGTTTTGTATTGTTATGTTTTCATCAAACGGAGTTATTGTTTTAATGTCAGGAACAGGTTTTAGATCAGTTATACCTGTGATGGATGAACCTGAGGATATTAAGCCGCCTCTGAGGTTTGGCGTTGCTATCGTTTTATTTAAATAATGCAATGCAGCTGAATCACTGGTACCGGTACCTAAGAAAGGATATTCAACTTGCTCATTACGCGAATTAATTTTAATATTTCCAATTGCCCAAACTGCTATATTAGTGTCGCTTATTGACGTTTGTATGAACCGGATATAGAACGGTTCTGTAAAACCAGAACGCGCAAAATCAATAGGATCAATTTTTATTTTATGAAGCGGTTTAAATTGACTATTTACAACTTCGTTGGCGCCCGTAAAATCGGATATATTTATTGGTGCTATTTCATTTGTTATTTCATTTACGATAAGGCGATTTTTTGCACCAAGATGCACATTTTTTAATTTTACATCTGTCCAGTTGCTTCCGTCTAGGCTAGCTTGGACTTTAAACACATCAGTTTCCTTACCTTCGCCTAGATTTAGTGTAAATCTAGATAAGACTCCGGAAGTGCCATACGGTCCTTGCAAAAGAGAAAAAGCAAGTGTTGGATTACCTACTTTGTTTTTTGTTTGAATCCATCTCCCGTCAGTGTCTCCAACGCCGGCTAATACAACTGCGCCGGTTGTCAATTCTAGATCTCCGCCAGGATTGAATTCTTTTTTTATTAAAACGTCGGTTGTTGAAACATCCCACAATCTTGTATTAACTTTTCTTGTAAAAACTGTCGCTTCTTCAATTGTGAAATCGTCGTTTATTAAGTTTCCAAATTTAACTGTCCTGTTATCGTCAAACAATATACCAGGTAATATACCAGTAGTGTCTTTTCGATTCATTCTGTGAATCGTTGGGTACTCTGAGATATGATTATCTCTATCTCTTATAATCGTTCGAACTGGATTATTTAAAAATCCTGACCGGTAGGCGTTGTAGCCTTTTCTATGGTAAAGTGCAGTAACTGCAGTGGAAGCTAATTTTTTCGACCATAGGGCAAACCCACCTACGTCTCCTTTCAAGTACCTCAGTGTGCCGGAACCCGATGGATCCATACCCAAACCAACAAAAAATGACGACCCTAGGTTCTCTGAACCTGCATAACTACCACCTGTGGCTGCGCTCTGGCTTGTTGTTAACACACCATCAACATAGATGTTAATGCCGGCGTGCCCTTCACTGCCATCGTATGTCACAACTACATGATGCCATGTATTGGCGACGACGACACCATCAATCGAGGTTTTCGTAATGGCATGATTTGCTGACTCGTCAAACAATTGGAATGATATTGCTCCGGCTGTGGATACAGATGTAAAGTACTCTCTTGTGGATGTGCTAGCTGCTTTACCAAAAAGACCTTGTATTTGTGAAAGATTTGTGAACCGAACCCAAATTGATGCGGAAAAAGGTTTATCATTATTAGCACCGTCTGTAAAGGAAAAAACATCTGCATCAGCAACTCTAAACTGAGAAGCTGAGCCGTTAAAGTTGACAGAACTAAATGCTTGCTCGTAGCCTTGATCTTTGATCCTATTTTTACCTACTGACACTAAACTGGTTTCTACTATTGTATGATTAAAACTAGAGCCATCTTTGAGTGCTGTTGTACTATCAGGTTGAACCCACATTATTAAATTTTTAAAATCATTTTGAGTATAGCTTGCTTCAACAATTGTTGAAGCAAACCTGTCATTTAGATTATAGCTTCCTTTCTTTGTAATCTTAGGCATTACTTTTTCAAACCTCCAAAAGCAATCGAGTCTGTTCCTAGCGAATTGCTTTCTCCATATACTAACCCGCAAGTTGTCGACTTAAAACGTGTACCTATTTCACTTATATTGTTTCTGGAGCTAGATAAAAAATTACTCATTATTGCATTTGGCGATGTAAATGTGTAACTACCTTGCAAGTAATCAGTATTTTCTTTGAAGGGTGCTAGTCTATACTTGCTATCATCAATGAAACCTGGCAGTGGAAATGTAAAGCCTGAACTTCCTGTTAAGCCTATCTTTGGAAAACTAAAACCGCTAAATTCTGTTTCTTGCGAATCTAAAAATATTGCGCTTTTACCGGAATTTACTTCATATTTACTATCAATCGCGATGCCGCCCTTTCTTGTGTTTTCTATTCCACCGCCTTGGTAACTACCATGACAGCCATAAATCCTTATATCAGAATGTGATAAGTTTACTAAAGAGTTTCTAACTTCGAAAACGTCAATCGCACCATCGTTGCCTGGATGCGAGGGGTCTGTGAACTGATCTAGATTATTTAATGAATTATGTACGAAAGGATATGCGAATACCGATGTTCTACCAATCAAATCTTTAGGTATTAGTTTTGAGAAATCATTGAAGGGGATTAAAGTAAAGTTTTCGTCAACAGTCTTATAATGCATCCCCATACCAAAATTATTAAATGATGCAAAATGATTAATTTTCCCTCCTGACGTTTTTTCAAAAAATCCTTCTGGAGATATTCTAATCATGGGCCTAACGTTTGTAGCGCCGCCAAATTGTCCAAATGTTTTAATATTCTTGCCAGTTCTAAAACCGTCGAAAGTTGACATATTAATTTGATCAGCCGGTTCTCCGTTTTCAAAAACTGTTACGTTACCTAGTCTTACGCCTCCGACTACGTCTGTTGTTTCAAAATTCTTAACATCAGCATTGTTACTAGGAATTGGTGTGCCAATTCTTTGTGTTGCAGAAGTATTTGCAGTACTAGGTAAGCTAGCAGTTGTGTATATATTCTCGCCTAAAGCTCCCGTCAAGTAAAGTAGCATCGCAGGGACAGCTGTTGTTACACCGTCAATAAAAAAGTTATTAGTAAAAATTGACATAATATGATTCCTTTAATATTTTTTTACTTTAGCAACAAATTGTGACAAAAATATATTGCCTCTATTGCCATCTCGTTCACCAGACTTCATATATATTTCATCATACAAATATTTAAATCTATTTCTTTCCAAAATACTTGATTCATAAATAAAATTAACGCCTAAGAAATTAGTTGTCCTGGGGACAACTGAATAAATTACATCTGTAAATGAATTATCTATCCACTTAAATAAATCTCTATACTTTTGCAGATCTAGGACTTCCAGTACATTGTTAAAGTAAACTTCTCTTAAATGTCGCAATTCTGTATAGGACGCACCAAAAATTAAATTTGGACGACCTAATGCATCGTCTAGCGGGTCAAAGTTATTAAACATTCTTAAGATGTTTTCGTTTAATCCTCTCATGACTGACATGTCTAGTGATAGACGATTATCGTCTAAGCTTTCTTCAAAAGGAAGTACTTCATAAACGGGAGGTGTTGTTGCAAAATAGCTTTGTTCTAAATTATCAGCATCTTGGAAAGATCTAACTCTTACTTTTTCACGTGTATAATTTAAATCAAATTTATCAGAAAGCACTTCAAAATCTACCCTTATATTTTTCATAACATTGGCGGATGATTTAAAATTGCTTCCTTCAAAATGAAAGTTATTCTGAGAAAAATCAAACAATCTTATATTTCCGCTAGCGTCTGTCGTCTGTGTACCTTGCTTTGCATCTGTATTTAATATTAAACGCTCAAATGAACCTGTTTCTAAATTGGTAAAGCTATAATTGACACTAGGATCATTCACACCAAAACTGTCATAGTTTCTTGCTCTATTTAGATATTCTTTGCGAGTTGTATTTTTTGAAAAGAATCTTGCATTTGCTAGTAAACCATGAAAATTTGTTATTTTTGCATCAGCAGGTACATTGCTAGTATCGCCATTCAAGAAAAGATTTGATCCGCCATCTTGGAATGACTGACTTCCTATTACTAAAAAGCTACCGCTAGCATTATAATTGTCAGCTTTGTTAATAAAGTAATAAGCACTCGTTGAGTTTTCAAAAATTGACGCGGTACTATACTGCTCTATGATATCCCCATTCAACTGTTTTGCTGCCCGAAGAAAATAAGAACTATAATTTGTCGATGATATATCATGGCCGGCTGTCCTTCCAAAAGATATATACCAGACATTTTTATCAAAAACATCAACACCAGTCAAAAATAACTGATGGGTCTTGGCGGAAACTGAATTATTGTTTCTAATATACAGGTTTAAACTACTATCAGAAGCCACAAGATTAACAATCGGTGCTTCTTTCGATGCAGGACTAGACGTACCAGTTAAGTGCATTCGAACTAAGCTTTCTTTATCACCGCTGTAACCTTGTTCCCAATCATACAACGCTTCATATGTAAAGCTACCTGATGTTAATAGTCCATCACTAATGTTATTACTAATCCCATGTGGGTTGTTTCTTGTTTTGTTGACAAATGAGCCTTGGATAAAAGGTTTCCCTACTTGTATGCGTGATCCTGACAAAAACCCTGATTTAATTTTAGGTATTTCAACATTTGTTGGATAACCTAGCGAATCAATAGTTGATGTAATTTTTCTGTACGAGCCGGTAAAACTTAAAAAACGGTAAACATCTCTCTTTAACTCTCTTGATGATTTGAGCGACTTTTCTTTTGACCCACCGTACTCACGGAATGCAAGTATATTGTCTGGTTCAATTCCAGCCTGCCTAAAAATACTTTTAATAGAAAACACTGTACCTTTATGCAATTTCATTTTAGGTGCTTCAGATAACATTCTTCGCCAAACTAAATTTTGGATTTGATTTAATGATCTTGCTGCTGCTGCTTTATTATCTGTTAGGTCTATACCTTTAAGATATTGGGCGATATCTCCAGCTGTAAACATTTCAGGCAAAGTTGTGTTTGAGTGTTTTGCTTTTTCTTTTAAAAAGACATCGGGGGTTGTATCGTACTCTTCGTATTCTACATGATGAATACTAGTGATGCCATCAATCATTAATTTAAGCTCATCAAAAAACTTTGCGTACGTCAACAATAGTTTTATTAACATTTGTGGTCCTAATAACTCACTTTGCTTAGACCCGGGAGTATTGTTAGAAAATGTATGAAAACCTCTACCTAATCTATCTAATTCTTCATTAAATTCTCTAAAGTTTGTACCCTCCTGAAAATAATGTGTAGGGATTAGTTTTGTTATAATATTTGGATTGTATGAGTCGTACAATGATGCTGATACCAAAAGCCTTGAATTTAATTTTTTTATTGTATCAAAAGTTGGAAAAAGAACGGGATTCCTATATAGGTCTTCAGAAAGGACCGGTTGATCAGAGCCAGTTTGCCTATTAGAAATATTAAAATTAATAATTTTTTCGTGTAAAGAGTTTCCGGAAGAATCTAAAATTATATTGTTTCCGTCATATATACCGTCCGGTTCATTAAAACGATAATACAATTTAAGTGTAGGATCTAGGTCGCTAGGGTAGAAGCTTCTATATTTTCGCTTTTTAATATTTTTAACTGTTTCAACAGAATGAAAGTATCTTAAATCATCAATTGATCCAGAAAATGTCGTTCTTGGCGTAAAAACTGTACCGTTAATTCGAGAAGTATTTCCGCTCCCGATGGTAAGATTGTTAGCGCTGTAGTTTAGATTACTAAATTTTTTAGAAAAACTAGAAGAAAATATATTGTCATTTATCAATAATTTCAATCTTTGATCGCTTAGACTATCATAAAACGCTGTTATATGACTAAATGTGCCTTTGTTAATCGAGCCGCTTACAGATAAAAAATTTGAACCTGATGTTATACCAAAATGAAGTTCACATTCTGTCGTACTAGCTGATTGCGAAAGTGCAAGTGTAAAGTGATTTGATAGTGAACTATATTTTTGCAAAATAATTTGATTATCATTTGCTTCTGCAGATGGTCGAATAAACATTTCAATTGAAAAAGGTGCCTTTTTCGGATCTAATACTGGTGCGCCGTCAGACCTATTTGATATTCCATTTATTGAGGTGCCTCTTTTGTCATTTACACTTATTTGAGTACCGTTACCTAGGGATTCTCCAACTACAGTACCTGAAAAATTTAAATAGCCGACATTTTTAGGAAATTGGTCTAAAATATGTTTTTCATATCCTGTCAAACCGTCTTCAAATATTTCTATTTCTTTTTCGCTCCCCTCAAAAGGATAAAAGTTTACAACTCTATCGAATGATTCATTAACATTTGCAACTGCTGAGTGGAAAAAAGTATGATTTTCAAATTTAGACCAGTCAACCCTGAGCTGTTGTGTTGATACGAGATAAGGTTTATCCCCGTATCTAAATGATGAAGTACTACTTAGGTTTGTGTTTTTAAAAATATTATTATCTTCACCTTTATAGTTTTGATCATTTAAATAACTGGATGCTTTATTATCACCTCTAGAAAACCTAGGCACAAAAAGGCGACCGCTGGCTCTTTCAAATAATTTTTTATTCGACATTAAATAATCCTAAATTTTGATGCTGCATCTGTTATAACCGTGTCTCTACCGTTCCTTTTAATTAAAAAATCAAAACCATAAATCCTGCCGGGTGGTAAAGAATCTGTGTAGAAAGTAAAAAACATCCCATCTTGATCTGTCGATAGCTTTGTTGAGTTATTAACTGAATCAAAATCAACAATTATTTTTCCGTCGACAGCATCGCGTATACGATAAAACATTTCTGAATATATCTGACTTTTTTTCTCGTAAGGTGTTCGAACCAACGAAATAGCTCTATCCCTGCTTTCAGCAAAAACTCTAATGTTAACTTTTTCACCTGTGCGATACTCGTCATTGACATTGAGTACTGTTACTAATAAGTTGTTTTGATTTTGTGAATTAGTTAAAGATCTTTTTGCGCGCGCTATCTTTAAAGACGAAGATAAGTATGTTACTGTTTCTGTGCTATTAGACCAGACTGCATCAAAAGTTATCGATCCGGTTAGATTAGCTTGGTCGTACAAAAGTGATTCGAAACTTGAAACTGCGAAAGATGCACTATAGATACCTCTTCTACTGTGTCTTCCTAACAATGCTTGTGATACATTATAATTTTTCTTAAAGCTTCCACTTTCGAGTTTTAAGATCATGCAATCCTTACCAGTTAATTCAGTGCCGGCAGAGCCGCTAATAATATTTGCTAAACTACCATATTGGAAGTTTCTTAAATACAACGATGATGTAACGTTAAATATAAAATCGGAATGTCTATCTATGGTCGAATCATCAAAGGCAATATTTAGCTTAGGCCTCAAACCTGCAACTTGCACGTCTCTAGAAGCAAATCTTTTTACAAAATATGATCGATCACTTTTTTCATAGCTTCCAGAAAATGCAATCAAAAACCCCTTATCGGGTATTTGTCCCGATACTGTTCCGGAAACTATAGTTGTTACATCTAAAATTAAATCTTCTTTTCCAGTTACAAAAAACTGTGTTGGCGATAGTGATATTGCTGATGTTCCTGATGGACCTTGGAGAGTACCGCTGACGTAAACATCTAAATTAGAAGCACCTAATGAACCTGATGCATTGGCACCTGCTGTATCCCAGGCAACTGCTGAGCTATCTGTTACTGAGGCAGTTATAAAGTTTGTTGCTGCAACATCTGAAAAATTAACTACATCCATACCTGGCCCTTCATCAAAGTCCTTTGCTAAAGGAAACAAAATAGCCCTAAAATTACTAGGCGTAGTTTGGCCACCGTAAACATCGTGAAGATTTAAAGTGCATTTAAAAGAACTGTCATTGATATCAATGTCACCGTTAGTATCCATTGTAGATATTTCTGCTATTGGAAACTTAATTAATATTCTGCTTAGCTCTATTGGGTTGGTTTCAGACCCTATTATATTTTCATTATAGAGTTTAAACAAGTCCAAAGTTCCTGCTGAACCTAGGTTAGCGTCTGTTGCTCTAAACTTGTTTCTTATTATTTTATTGGTAATATATGTATCTTTTGATGCTGTTAGTATTCTATGCATTAAATAACCCTCCCAGTAATATCTTTATTTGGAAACTTAACTTCAAATATTCCGCCAACTGGTGGGAAAAGCATGCCTCGACTAAGATTTTGCTTAATATCAAAACTATATGAATTGTATATGCTGCTATCTATGATACCCTTCTTATTGACAATATTCAAACTGATTATAGACATGACACCGGGTACATTTAAAATAATATTTTCAATTTCGCCTATGATTATAGGTTTGTTGATTTGAAAGTTTTTTGAACTAAAATATGTTGATAATTTAGATGCAACTGAACCTAACACAACTGCGGATTGATATCCTTTTTCTATTGTTACCGTGTACTCTATACCTAAATTAACAACAATTGCGTCTAAAATATCAATAGCATCAGATACTAGTCTAAATTTATTCAAATATTTTGCTAAATTTTGTTTAAGTGTGTCTGTTGATGTTATTAGATTTCCTGATGATGATCTAGAAATTATATGAAGTTGCGCGCCACGTGGGTTCCTAGGGTTGTCGGAAACTGCTGTCCTAAATACTCTACCAAAATTTGAAGGCATTGAATAAACTCGCGTCAATAAATCTTCACGTGTGACAATTCTATTTTGTGCGTTTCTATTAAATATTGCTATGTTTCTTAACTCTTCTAATGTTGGTTCGTCTTCTCCGCCGTTAGCACGACGTAAATTAACCACATCAGTAGACGATCGCACAGAAGCTTCAATTGAAGGTGGTGTTGCTGTGTTAAACTGTGTTAACAATACTCTTATTGATGTTATTTCTCCTGCAGATACATTATTTGATAAACCGCCACCGTGTCTATAAGTGATTGTCAATGTTGTATTTTTAGGTGATATACCAAGCGTCTGTGTTGTTAAAAAGCTGTTAGGATCGATGGCAACTGTTGTTATTGAAGTTCGATCCCCGAAAAGTCTAATTGCATGCTCACTAGGATCAGGTATAATGTCTTCATCAAAGGCATCATCATCACCCGAGCCAAATCTTAGCGTTGTCTTTCCTGTATTTGCACTTCTAATTTTTACAAATCTTTTTGGTGCATGTTGTAACTCCATTCTAAAAGGAACGTCGGTACTGTCATAAGACGTATTCTTGTAAACTTTAAATACTGTATCTTGTGATAAGGTGTCAACTTCATAATATGTATCACCTAGGGTGTCCATGGTTGATATTACTTCTGTTACGTTTCCTTGTGCCAGTGTAATAGTCCGGAAGGGTATTAGCTTGTCTTCAATTGCAAATGTTTCTGTTTCTATTTTTGAACTTGATGCTACACCTACTGCTGATAATACAAAGTTTTGTGGGTTTCCACCGCTTAAAGATCCAACACTTGTTGTTGCTAACAAATTATTATCATCATCTCTCAATGTAAAGTCAACATCTTCTAACAATACAAAGTCTATACCACCTGATGTACTGAAAATGGAATTTCTCTTAATTATCGGTAATGCTAAATTTTGAGGTACATATTCGCTATTAACAACTTGTGAAGGTACTACAATTGAAAGCTTGACATTAGCATAAGCAGGTGCTGCTCCAGGTATTTCTAATCCGGATTCCCTAATTAATCTTTCAACATTACTACGTTCAACAGCATTTTCAATGGAGTTTTCGTTAAACTGGTGATCCATGTAGAATGTCATTACATCACCAACGTATGATGCTAGGTCTAAAATTAAACCACCCATACTTGCATCAGAAAAATCAATTACATTATCACTAAAGTGTGTAAGTGCATATCTTCGCAACTCGTTCCTTAAAGATTTAAAGTCTTTGTTAGTATAACTTCGTTCTTTATGTTTTTGAACTTCTTTTTTAATATTTCTCGCCATGTATTAACCTCCGAGATTTAAATCGACTTCCAAAGCCAATTGCGGACTTTTAAACTTAGGTATTCTATATTCTATTCTTATTCTTAACTTTGCTAAGCCTAATTTATTAAGTTCGTTTTTTTCTACTTCATCAACAAGAACATGTGATATATCTGTTATTGTTATTGCAGGAATATATTTTTTAGTTACATCTATAATTACGTTACCAATTGCTTCTTCTAAGTTTGGTGAATTACTATATTCAAAAACAACACTGTTTAAATTTGCACCGTAATTAAATATCCCTAGACGTTCTCCGTGATTGGTCATGATTAAATTTCTAAAATTATCTGTCAGTTGTCTTATAGGACTAGTGTGCATCTTAAACATATCATCACCAGGCTCAAGAGGTGTTTTAATCCCAATCGGACGATCAATTGTTGTTGGCTTTTTAGTAAACTGGTGATCAGTTGTTCTTACACCACTGCTTTTAAATTTAAATTGTGAATGTCCCATTATTAACTCCGCTCCTTATAATTATCCCCTAACTGATAATTCCTAAACCTATTGCTGAAGTTTTCATAATAAAACCTTCCCCAAACAAAATCCCTACAACCAAAGTAACAAGTGAGCCGACTAGAACCAGTATTGTGCCGTGCAAAACTGCTACGAGTGTAGGTGCCTTTTCAATTAAATTTTTAATTTTTGTCATATTAATTTTTTCAAAAAAATAACCAAAAATCGCTTCAGCGATTGCTTTTAATATTTGTTGTATGTCAAAATTTGCTGGGAAAAGAGACATAATTTTATCAACTGCGGGTTGTAACCAACCGGGGATTCCTGCTGCTAATTCCAATAGCATAGCCAATTTCACTTTTAAGAGTTCAACAAACATGGCACCAATCGGTGGTATCTCTAACTCAAAATCAAAGAACATAGCAATAATATCTTCCATGTTGGGTAATTCAGGTAAATCAGGTAAATTTGGTAATTTTAACCCAAACAGTTCAATAAAGTCACTTATGTTAGGGATAGACAACTCAGGTAATTCTAAATTAAATAAACTACGAATCTTATCAACAACCTCAAAGATTTTTGCTTGCAAATCGGAGATAGTTAACTCTGGAATATTAATAATTTCTTGCAATGTTTCTGACAACTTGATAACAGCCTTAGTTATTTCTTCTTCAGTACCAGATGCAATTTTCTTAATTTGTTTTAAAAGGTCTTTCTGTTTTTCAATAATTAAAGGAAGTTTCGTCAACAGTATTTCGTTTGGATTAGGAATACGTAGACTAGCTAATAATTCTGTGATAATGTTTGATATTGGTAAGAGTGCTGCTGTTGGATCTGTGATCTGAAATACTTTAAGTATGTTAACTGCGGGTATCGAATCGAGTATATCAAAAATTGTCTTTAAAGCTGGTATATAATTATTTTTAAACTCTGAATCAGGCTTAAGCGCTTCTTGTTTGAATAGCTTTGCTTGTTGGGCTGCTTTTTCTCCTTTTGGTAATTCTACATCAAAACCAAAACTTAAATCAATAAACTCAATTGCTGGTTGTACACCCGATTCGATCATTTCTGATATCATATCTATAAATGAATTGGTGAATGATTCTGATTCTAAATCTATACCTATATTTTTTAAAGCACCCATATTATCCTATTTGAACATTACTTTTGAGGCAAAATTACCAGTAGGGCCTTCTTGTCCTACTACACCACCCATTGTGGAAACAATTGGAATGCCTAATACTGTACCCGGTAATGTAGGTCCAGCGCCGACGTTACCGAGTGGTACATTTATAGCTTCACCAAATTCCCCACCTAAGTACAACAATCCCTTTTCACCAGGCACAATTACAATTGAACCGTCTGTCTTTAGTGAAATATATGCACCACCTTGTGCTGCTTTTAATACTATGTTACCTTTTTCGTCTAGATTAATAAAAGACTGGCCGGCTCGTGAGACTAGTCTGACGTCTTGGTCACCTATGACTCTATTGTGTTGAGCGTATGTTACAATTGAAGGTCCTAGCTTTGCATTATCAGCCAAGTCATCAAAATTAACTAGAAAAGAATTATCTACATCACATTTGTGCGACAGATACATTCTTGCGCCAATATCAATTGCATCTGATGCGTCGTCTATTAACTCTTTGTCATAAACAGTATCATCTTTGTATCTTAAATCTGCCAACTTGTCATTTTCTAGAAAAGTATATACATCATTATCACAATTATTTTTAATTGTATTGATTTTATCGTATTTTTCTGCGTCGTCAATTACGCCTACGATCTTATCTAAATCATTTTTTTTACGTTTAACAAATATGTCAATTGCAGACATATCTGGTTTTCTTGTCGGCAGCACGTCTTCTGTTTTTAACTTTCCCGTTAACTTAGTTGTATCTATATTTATAGTATCTAAATTAGAAAATTTTTCTGTTGTTAGATGAATACCTGAATTATTAGACCCCTGGAGTAATAAATCAGCACAATCCTTGACCATTCTAGGGACCGGCTCACCGGTGAATTCGCTTCTAAAGGCGTTTGAATTAGAGAACAGTTTGTCAAAATTTAAATTTGAATTTGATAATTTGTTTTCTTCCTTATTTAAAGTTGACGCCTTTTCTAATAATTCGTCGGAAGGTTTTTTTGTTTTTTCAGATTTAACATATCTATCAAATGCCATACCTGACGCTATTAAACGCTCCATATTTGTAAAGTTTAAATCGTCGACGTGTATTGTTCCTACTTGTCGGCACATCCAATAATACATTTTTGAACCTTTTACATCACATTCTATTAACCAAACGTATTCGCCAGGTTTTAGTGGCAAAGATATATGAGGAGGAAAAAAAGGATAACATAAAACAGGTAATGCACCATCTTTTGAACTACTACCTGGATCGATTATTTGTGCAATAATTGAATTGATGGGTGCAGTGTCGACCAATTCTTTGTTTTTGATACCGATATTGATGTTTTTTGTTTTTTTCCTTCCAGAAAGTATATCACCTACAGTTATCTTTTGATTATTTTCTTCATCTATTTGTTTTCTAAGATACGTGTATGGATTTGATATAACATCATTAACAATACCTGTTAAGAAATTATATTTTACGCCTCTTTCCAGTAAGTCATCGTCACCTTGCAAAAGACCATCACCTGCTATCTGCCCTAAGGTAGATTTTAAAAATCGATAATCTTTGCCTTTTGCCATTTTAGTCCCCTATGCTTTTAAATATATCATCAGGGGAGACTGCGTCTTGTTTTTCTTGTTCTTTTGCAATCAATTCTGCCAATTTTATTATTTGATCATTACTTTTTGACATTCTTTCTAAATATTTTGTTGCCAAAGACCCGTGTGTAGAATGACTAGTAGGATTTCCAGGTATAGTAACTAATAAATCACTTAATAAAATTGATGCGCTTTCTCTATCTTCTATTGCATTCTGGTACGATTCTTTCCAAAGTAACTTTTTTTTATCTTCTGTATCAGCCAGATTATCTAAAAGGTCAGAAAATTCTTTAATTTTTTTATTTTTTTCCATTTTTCACCCAAAACCCATTTTAAACATTGACTTATATTCATCATTGTTTTTAACTATTTCTCTGAAGTGTTTTCTTACACTTGACATTGCTACTGAGAGCTGTTTGGGGTTCAAGCCTGATATTTCCCTCAAATAAACGAAAATGGCGCGTTTGTTTAACAGTTCTAATTCGTTAATATTTTCAAATAATTTATAGACAGCTTGAACGCAGAGTCTTTCATTTTCATTCTTAACTCGACCTTTAATAATTTTTAAAACTTCAAACATCCGCATTCTATCCTCTGCCTGGATTAATTGGGCCTCTGGAGAGGGGACATAGCTATAAAGATCAATACTTCTCTTATCTGCAGAGTTAAGATTAGCATAATTTTCAAAACTAACACTGCGTCGGGCATTTTTATTTCTCTTATTTGACTGTATTATTAAAAAGTTTTTAGCACATACATTAAAATATGAAAAAGCTTTTGAACCTCTAGAAGGATCAAATTTTTCTAAAGTTTCATATAGAAAAGTAACGCAGTCAAATTTTAAAGTTTGGAATGTAACTTGATCTCTGGCAAAGCTGTGTATAAATATTAAATTCTCAACAAGTTTGTGAAAAGAATTCATTATCTTTTTTTCATAAATTTGATGTCGTTTTTCTCTGCATTCTGTCGACTGATACTCTACAATTGCTTCGTGCGCTTCTTTTCCAAAATATAATTTTTTTACCTTTGACTTGGTTCGCTTACTTGTCTTAATTGTCTTCTTTTTTAGTCTCGTCACTAGTTGCCCCTATTTTCTTTGTTAGTTTATTAGCTATAATCAGTATTGCATTGTGACAGTCTTTTATTTCGCTAATAACTTGCCGAACTTCAATCGAATCAAAAAATACAGGTTTTTGAATAATTTCGTTCATTTTGCTATATTTTTCATTTAAAATGTCAAGTGACTCTTCTATAGCATCTTCAATATCCATTATTACAATAGAAAATTGATAGAGTTTCCAGGAAAGTAGCAGTGATAAAACAAACAGCAGACAACACAAAAAAATAAGTATTAACTCAAAACTCATTTTTTAACACACTGCTTAAATAATTCATCATATTGTTTTTTAATCGCAGTATCACTAAAATTACTTTGG